ACTATACCGCCAAATTTTGAACTGTTTAAACATCTATTCCATTCCTCTTTAAACACAAATGGTTTAATCCATAATTGATGAATTATACTAACTTTTAATCCTTCTTTTTCAAGCTCTTGTTGAGCTAGGGCAGCTTGAGAAGCACCGAGCTTTGCAACCTTCTTATCTGAGATTGTCCGGCCTTCTTCGACCTTCCGCTGCCAGCCAGCAAGTTTATCCGCTCGTCTTTCCTCGGATGTTCTCCACCCCCGCTTTGCCTTTCCAGACGCTCTTGTTCCATGACGCTCATGAGCGGCTGCCCTTCGATCTTGTTGTGCCATGATGCCTCCTACTTAAACCATAGTACTTTTATATTGCGAATTCTAACGCGGGACATACCCTCGTTAATGAAAATCTCGACGCCTGCTGAGTGCCAGCCCTTAGTCAAAGCGAAAGATCCCTGAGCAAGATACTGGCCCGACCATAAACGAGTACGATGCTGCTGAGCTGGACTGCCAGTACTACTAGTATCCTGTCCTGGTGGGGCACTGCGAACTTGCTTGGAATCTCCATCTACAACAAACCGGAAAGTATTCTCACTTGTCGCAGTTGTTGTGCCTGAAGTCGAATAATTCATCGTATTTAGAGCGGTAACCATCCAAGTAAAGATTACCAGAGAACAGTCGTAAGGGAGATAGAACTCTACTGAAGCACCAGGAATTGGCGTAAAAGCCCCAGCATCCTCTGAAGTGTTGGGAAAAGTACGATTTGTATAGTCTAGATTCCCTGTTTGTCCGATCATCTTCCCATTAACTAAGGCGTTCTGTTTGATCTGAGAGATTCCGATAGAATCCAAATTTCTCAAATTAGTAGTGTCTAAATGCCCATTGATGATCTCTAAACTATTGTTTAGCATTCCTTCTTTGTAGAAGGCGTCCATCACCTCGGATGCTTCGGTTTTCTGGTCTGGAACTACATTACCCAAAGACGTAATAGTTAAAGTTGGCATTACCATGAACCTCGGAGATGCCCATGGAACACAATCGCTGACAAACTACAATGCCTAAGGCCGACACAAGAGGGCTGAAGAGCTTGATTCCCCCCAGAATGGGCACGGCGAACTGAAACCAAGGCTCGAACAGCGTCTACTTGGGCTGTGCCGAACATATCATGGACCATCGCACGAATCGCTACATCACAATTCTTATCAATAATTGCTGTCGCTCCTGCACCAGAAATTCCATTTCTCTGATCTAGTGTGTCAGCTTCCAGGAATCGATGAGAACCATGGATATTGTACCAAGTTGGGCCATTTCCTATATCCATACGAGCTTGTAGTACAAACCGAGCAATATGATCAGTGCCATGCTGCACAGCTGGAGATCCATGTGTACTAGTATCGACAAGGTATGACGGGCCGAGCTTCATCACCTCGATATTGGCCATCACAAGAATTCCAGCGACACCGTTTGTCGCATCACCGGCTAGGTATGACACAGGAAAATCAATTTGGAGTTCTTGCCCTGTCTGAGCAGTTCCCCCCATGAGCGTACCCCACTGGCCACCCGCTTTAATCGAAGTCCAGCCCATATCTACCCTTGATGTTCCAGACGTATAGGATGCATTTAGGGACTGACCACCTGGATCCATATTAGCATAGTAGTGAATCTGATTTGTACCTTGGATGGCATGGTTGGGGAGCCCAGAAATACTCTTATTTGCAGAGTAAAGAATCTGACTCTCAAAATGTTGATGGTCCAAGGAGCGGGGCTCAATCATGATCTCATCAAGAGAATTGATCTCATCCTGGATGGCTGTAAATCGATCTGTGATCGTATTAGCCGTTACTGATTCGCCTTTAGGGATTGGAGTGTAATCAGCCATTATCGCAACTCAATAATGATGAGCTGATAAGCATCGATCTGGTAGAAATCATCATCTGGATCGTAGGATGTTTCTACCCGACCTTGCCCCAAACGGGCTTTTAGTTCGATCTTATGTTGTCCTGGTGTAATCGGATAGAGAGCATCGATTACGATTGGAAATCTCCTCACTCCAATCGCAGAACCGGCTCGATCATTTCCAGTATCCATAGCACCCGGAATAGTCTCATGGATAATAGAGCCATCGATAGAAATACCATACTGGACACCTGGCATCTCATTAGGCTCTGCTGCCCAAGTCGTCCATTGCCCGTGTTGTTGGAATGAAGCCATGATCCAGAGAAGTCCAGAACGGGTTGTTACGGTTTTAGACATCGCATTGACAGGTGTATTTCCTGTAATGACATCTGAACCTACTACTGCCCAATCGTAAGTATTTGGAACCTTCCATTGATTAAGAGCAACTGTCGTACCACTGAGAAATACCTCTGGAGGATCTAAGTGGCTCTTAGTATCTAGAGCGCTTCCCCAGTTGAATGTGCTCTGACATACAATTGGAGATTCACTCTCGCTAATCTCCATATCTGCCAGATTAGTAAAAGCGTCTTGCTTCCAATTATGCTCACCCAGATTTCCTTGGACCTCAGAGACTACATCTTGAAAGTTCTCATTGAGAGCTTCAAGATCAAGAGGCCAGCTATTCTTCTCACAATTACGGGGAAAAACAAAAGACATTAGGGCACCCGAGTTCCGAACCCACCCAACTTGGGTTCTTCATCAATCATCATACCAATAAATTCACAGCGGTCATCTGGACTCTCAGTGAAGACATCGATCACAATCTTGTAGACTTCACAGCTAGGGACATCTACATCTACACGCTTCCAGTAAGGACGCCTTCTAGAATACTTATTCGGCTCTTTTGAGCTATCCCAAGAGTACTCTCCCCACAAAGGAGGGATATCTTCAGGAGTATAGAGAGTTGCCTTAGTCGTGTCTGTGTAGATTGGATCAGTCATTCTCCAATCTCGATAGACCTTAATCGTAGCTGTACCCTTTCGAGTCTCTCTAAAATTAAAATAGAGAGTCTTCAGAGTCTTTCGATTCTGTGATGTGGTCCATGTAATCCAAGAAGTCTCTAAAACAGATCGATATGTCCGATCCGTTTCTGTCTCAGAATCAACGATAAGAGGCTGAAAAGATTGAACCTCTCGATCCAATACCCAAACTCCAATATCTGCCGGATACTCGATCCCAACCTGCTCTGACTCACCCTTCTTACCCACTTCATAGACTGGAACAGGCTCACCGGGAATACGTTGCTTGCCTGTGGCCAATACATACTGCCTATGATCTTGTGTAGTACAGACTGCCTGGACTGGTGTTCTTTTTCTTTGTCTCCAGCCAGCTCCGTCGTAGATAAAACAAAGGCTATTGTCCTTTGAAGCATCCATGGGAACCCAACAGCGGTATTCCTTACTCTTAGGCGCATAAGTAGCTACAGATTGCTTGGCTCGAACCCGATTAATTCTTCGAGTAGATGGGAGAATATCAATGCCGATAAACTCAATTCCCTCAGAACCAAACTGATAAAAACCCTCACGACCCAGCCATACGACGCGACCGTCATCAAGAGTAGCCAAAGAAGACGGAGCAACGCAGCCAACGCTCCGATGGAGAGGTTGAACAACCCAGCCATCTCCATCGGAGTTAGGCGTGATGATGAAAGTAGTCGTCGCTGTGAAAACTAGTAGTCCCGAATCGGAGGACCAAAGACCTGTAATCTCACCACCGCTTGGATCTGGGTAGATCTGAGTGTCATGGAGAAAAGTTCCATATCTACCGGGCAGTGATGGAACTACAAGACCGGGATCTCCAGGCGAATTGGCAATCCACAAACGCCCAAAAGCCAGCCTGCACAGTTTAAAAATTGGAACTGGCATAACCTCCAAAGGAGGTACAATTAGCCAAGCATCTGGAATATTATCCATCATCCGTGTAGACATGTTGTCTGGCAGTGTAGCAAACGCCCCAAAAACACCCGCCCCCACATTACCGGGCATGATGTACAACTTTGTATCTCCGTCGTGGAGTACATCCCTAGTTCGGCATAGAATCCGACCAATAGTCCGAGCCGGTCCAGGATCGACTCCTGACCACATGACCTGCTTCATCAGACAATCTGGTGTATCGCCCTTCGCATTTGTACGTTCTGCCTCGAATCGAATCTCGTTAGATCGACCAGAGAGAGCTGAAAAGTTGCCCCACCGATCAATCCACTGGACAGCTCCTTGGTATGTTCCTGGCAGCAGCTGCCCAAAGTATTCTGTTGTGGTGCTCCCATCATTTGAAGTTGCCGATACACTCTCTGTATGGCCCAATCGGCCTTTTCCCATCTCATCGATCAGGATGTATCGATCCCCACCTGTCTTACCTGAAGCATCAACACAATATCCCTCGTCATTTGCAGTAGAGAGGATTTTCGTATCTGAGCCTGAAGGAAGAGAGGCAGGTCCATGTGCATGAGGGGGTGTAGGAGCTACTTCATATCCCAGAGGAGCAGCACAGTAGCCATCATAGAAAACCGCTCGGGTTTCACTCTGAGGAACGATCACAACGCCAAGAGGAGTAGTCTCAAACTGGGTTGGAAAGCTCACCTCGTAATGAGGGAGATCCATCTCCACGAGCGGGTTTGTACTTGCTGGTCCAATAAGAGTAGACCACCCTGCAGAAGTTGATGACTCTGCATTCCAGCCCTCAAAGACATGGATAGAAGTACCGCTATGTACCAGAAGTAGCTCTCGGGTTCCATTCTTTAGGGCCGAATGGTAAATCCCAGGCATATTATCAGCGTAAATAGGCGGATACGTACCCTTTGAGCTTTTGGGAATGAGTGGGCACGGACCACGAATTGTGATCAGTGTATTCTCTTCCGTCAGTTCAAAGTTGTGAATCTTCTCCGCAATCTCTTCAGGAAGAATCAGCCGTCCTGATTCATTCCGAAGTAAAAGAGGTTTTGACGTAGTCCTCGCGCTTGGATTGGGCACACCATTCTCCGTTCCAGGCGATTACGACTTAATTGAGTTCTTCTTCCTCTTAGGGGAAGTAGTTTCAACAGCCTTCTCAACTGCCTCTTCGACTGTTTCAGATTCTGCTACTTCCATACCTGCCGTGACAATATCTGCAGGAGAAGAGAATTGAGTTGCAAGGATCTCGACTACTCGCTGAGCTACTGTTTCAATGATCCCAGCAAGGTCTTCTTTAGTAACTGCAAAGACTGGCTGCCATTCCAACAAGTCATTGTGGTGCTGGTCCACGACGATAGGAGCCATACCTGGAACGAGAAACCTTCCTCTCCAGGCATCCTCTTTTTCAAAGATGGTGAGATCTTGAAGGGTGGCGATTTCTTTTCGGCCATCTTCCCGATTCTTTGTGTAGTAGAGAACAGAGGGATCAGGGGCAGGGTGTCGAATTCGGTCAGTCATCGGACGAGTAGGCTTCATAATCTTATCTCCAATCAGGGATCATAAATATCAAAGGGAACAACTCGTGTCTCACGAGGTCGCTTGCCAATACGGGCTGCCCGTTTCTGGACCCGCATACCGCTTATATTCCCATAGCGTTTAGTAAGCGTCTGTAGCAAAGCTTGGTATCGCATAGAAGATAGCTCAGCGCTTTGCTCAATGCCTTGCATTTCATAGAAGAGAACTAAAACTCGTTCAATGAGTGCGTCGACCGCCTCCTCGTGAATACGAGGTGCATCGTGATCATGCACAAGAGACTGAGGCCGACGAAGGACTCGTAGATCAATCTCGTAGCGGTCATCCGGCATTGGCCAGAATCGGACTGTTTGGTATCCATGAGTCTCCTTCAATCGAACATAATAGTCAGGACGGTCGCCTCGATAGAACGCACTCATAAACTGAGTACCTGTATCGAGATGGGCTACGTCGAGAAGATAGAAGATCTTTGGGGTCTTTTCGATATTCGTTTCTGTCAGACCCAGTGCTCCAGCACTGGGCAACTCTGCAGTTGAATGGCGACGAATATAGATTCGAGCATACAGCCCTGAACGACCAGTACTAGCAGGTTCGATAACAGTTCCATCATCCTGTACCTGCTTCCAATAATTTGTCATATGATCGATATTAGGGACTGAAATCCGGTATCGATGCTTTGGATTGCCTGAGTGGGTAATAATCTCAGAGATTGGGGAAGGAGCACTTTCCCAACGGGGAGTCTGATGATCTCGACCAGTACGAAGATCATTATCCGAGTAACCCCAACACCATGTATAGCAGAAGTCCCAAGATCCAATAGGATCAGGACCAGTCCAGCCACCAGTCTTATGATCAAACTCGATGATCTGCGGAGGCTCAGTTGGGGCATCGAGTTGAAAATGCTTGCCCCGAAAAATCGTCTCGGGACGCCCTACCTGATTGCCCTGGTAGTCAGTATATTCATGGCGCTCCATAAAATACTGATTCTTGATGCTCAATGGATAGTGGGTATCACCATAGACCCGAGCAGAGCGAAGATCGATAACATCAGCAGGGATACCATACTCAGGCGTATAGATCCGATATGTCATGTTGTCAGATGTCGTATTCCGCCAGGGAATATCTAGAGACAGGCGATCATGAATAGTAGCTGCGCCAAGATCTGTAGAAGTTGTGCGCCAAACCTCACGGACCTTACGACGATAAGTCATCGTACCATCCATTACTTCAATAGTTCGACCATCCCAACGACCTGTCGAAGTCGCGCTGTCTGCATGACCATCGGTCCAAGCTGTAGGAAGTGGACTAGTTGAGGCCAAGTATCGGCGTTCTAGGACATTCGTATCCGTAGGAATGACGCGAAGAACATCAGCTGCAGTACCATCACTGATAAAATCAGCTTGCGTGATGATTTTAGTTTCATCATCAAAAAAGGTAAATGGGGCCTCCAAGCTCATAACTTGGTAGGCCCGATTGATCAGACGATCAACCTTATCCTTGAACGCGGTGGACTGATCCGGGGACCAGTCCACCTGTTCAAGAATTCGGGTGCGGATTTCACCCTTGTTCATCTATCAAACGCCACACTTGATCATCCCCGCAAACACAGGGACAGAGTGGCCGACAATTAATGCTGTCGCAGCGTCCGTTGCATCGTCTGTGAGTGCAAACCCAAAGACCATATCTCCCTGATCAGTATCGAGGGTATCAGCGCAACCAGTAGTATGCGCGACAAGCGCATCTCCAGCGCCAATGCTACCATCACCCTTGATGTAGGGAGCATAGCCACTCTTTTGGACGAATCCATAAGAGGTGGCAGCGATGACATGCCCAGCTACGCCGAGAAGGCGCTTTTGAGGCGTGTCTTCGTTACCTTGGATGCCATGATAAGGGCTAGCCCAGGTTGTGCCGTTGACTTCAACGACGTCTCCGATAGCAAGAGTCTCATCAACAAGGATGTAGACCCAGGTCTTTTCACCACGATCATTACCGTCAGCAGGCTCAGTATACTCAAATCCTAGCGGAAGCTGTGGACCTGAAGTAGGGTCAGTTGCAGAGTAGGCAATATGAACGTCAGTGACGTTAATTCCCATAGTACGTGTACTAGACATGATTCCCTTCCTTTACGGGTTTGCTGTGCCGGTGACGACAGCGTTAGCGTTGAGGCGATCACAGTACATTTGCATCGAGAGAACGATTTCCCATTCCCATGCATCCTGACCGGGAACCTTGACAGGGCCACGGAAGGCAAAGTCGCCCTTCGTTTCCATGCTGGAGTTCTCGCCCTGGTTGTACAGATGCCAAGTGTCAGCCTTGAGGCAGTAGATCACGCCGACCGGAGCCGTAGTGAACTGAGCCAACGTGTAATCAAGCTCGGGCTCGACGTAGAACTCGGCTTCCTGGAACATAAGTCCCTGGCGAACGCCTCGTCCCTTCTCACCGTCGAACTTGATCTGGTAGCGAACCTGATCATCCAGATCGTCGTAGTAGTTGTTGAACGAAACCATGTCGCCCAACATTACGTCAACCGGACCACCTTGCTTGCCCTGAAGAGAAGCATCCCAATATGCACGACGCATCTGAGAGCGGCCATCAGTCGCAAAGCTGGTGACATTCTGGTACTGGTTGTACCAGCCATTAGCCGCAGTCTTCGCAATATTGAATGTAGTACGACCAACTTGAGCAGCAGGTGCCAGGAGATCAAGCGCACCCTGGACCGCTGCGCCCTGGGGGTTGAAGGTAGTATCACCGTTCAGCGTACAGAAGCCCTGCACGTTGTTGGTAGCACCATCACCGTTGACGAATTGGCTGACGATATACTCATGGAATTCCATGAGTGCAGCTTCGGGATAGACCTTGATCAGACGTGCGATTGCAGTCTCACCAGAGGCTTCGGCCAGATCTTTTCCAGGGATGACAAAAGAATAGATCATCCGAGGACAGTAGATCTGCCCGCGAGCACCGACAGTACGGCGAGTCGAGGAGTAGACCTCGGATCCATTTTCGATCCGAGTGACGGCTCCAGGACCGTTCGATACAATCGGGAATTCAATATACGGACCACCTTGGGTGGAACGCTCGATATTGCCCTTCAGGATTACTTTCTCCAGAACCGGGTGGTGCTGGTAGAACTGCTCAGTCCACTTGGGAATGAGCTTCTGAGTGGCAAAGTTTAGTACATCAGCATTAGTAGCCATTGTTTAACCTTGTGGAGTCATAAGATTAACTCTATTGCTGTTGCTTCCACTGCATAGCAGCGCGAGCAGCAGCAAAACGAGCCTCTCTCGGGTCATTATTTGCGAACGATTCTTGACTAGCACTCTCAGGATTATTTCGGCTTTCTGCGCCAGAGATCAGACGAGCAGCAGGGCGAGGAGTTCGTGCCTGGGCATTCAAACTTAGAAGGGCATGCTCGACAGCAATAGCTGACGGAGTTCCCCTCTGTAGTAGATCTGTTGCCAGGGACAATACTTCTTCGCTTTGTCCAACGAGTTTTACACCACTTTCAGGATCCCAACCATCACTAAGGAGGCGAGACAGTTGAGTTCTTTTCTCCTCACTGTCGAAAATATCGGCATTCTTGTCCCGAAATTGCTGTGCATAGATATCAGCCTGTTCATTGAGATCAGCATCTACTGTCTCTTTGTACCCATCGTACTCGCCTTGAAGAGCTTCCATTTTGGACTTGTACTCTTCAAGCTGGCCGGTCATCTCTGCAATTCGTGGGTCCACCTCATCCGACATTAGAGTTTGAAGAAAATTAGATTCTTCTGATCTATTATCGCTCGTCGCCTTCCAAGATGTGCGATCACGCTCAAATTGTTCCTTCTCAGCAGATAGCTCTTGGAACTTTTTGGTGTAACCACCCTCTAGTTGACGATGTAGGTATTGGATGGGACCACGAAGATTTTCGGGTAATGCATCAATATTTCCATCCCAGGATTCAGGATTGAATGCAGGTGTAGACTCATTGAGGCTACTCATCACCTCCGGTGCTTCAGCAGAAATAGATTCTGCGGGTGTTTCAGTCGATGCCATCAGTTCCCCTGATGACGCGGGTGACTCCACCACCGAATCTGTTCCGGTCACCGCAGCGGAACCATCTACCCCAGAAGATATGGGAGCAGAGGATTCCGCTGCGGGAGCGGCGGAAGCGGCAGGGCTGGTCGAAACTTCACTCATATTAATTCCAAATGTAACAGACTATTCAGATTTATCAGACTTAGACTTCTTTTTCTTGTCTTCATCGATTCCGAATCGAACAGCCTCAATAATCAAATCACGATTCCCATTTTCATTACCTCCAGCCATGGAGGGGCCAGGACCAGAGTCAGCAAGCTCTTCATCATACATTGGTCCACCTTCATATTCATCCCCCTCTTCTTCCACTTCTTCCTCTTCAGGCATAGCTGGAGAAGCTTCCATTCCAAGCTCCCCTGTCCCAGAGTCATCTTCTTCCCCGTCATACTCTTCAATATCAGCTGTATTGTAAATACGGAGGCCTGCTGTTTCTAAAGCTTTAATGATTTCTAAGCCAGAAGAGTCCTCAGAAATCAGATCATCTAAAATCTGCTCTGCTTCATCTGTACTTGAATCTGCCATATATTCATCAAGTGTTCCAGGCATTATACACCCCTACGATTTCTATAATTCTCAAGAGCAGCGCGAGCGGCATCTAAAGTATCTACGGAGCGCTGAGGCATTTCAGAACCACCGAGCTTAGCAAGAGCACCTTGGGGGGCTGCTTCAGGAACTTCTGGTGGGGCAGGAGGCTCAGGCAGAGCTTCTTGCATTTGTGCCTCAACTGGACTTGGAACTCGATCAAAGCGGTCCAAGACTGAACCAAGTCGAGAGAGCAGAGCATCTTCAGCCATTAAATTCCCCTATGCAAGTATTTTTACCTACTTAGCCGCATTCATGTCAAGCGTCTTTTTTTGCTTGGCCTTACGTTTAAAGTCTTGGACATCATTAAATCCAGCATTCTTAACTACTCGATCTTCTCGACTTCGTATAGCCTGCTTAAAATCTCGATCTTCCTTACTGCCTTTCTCCATAGGAACAGCATTAGGATGTTTCTTCATCCACTGACGCTTCTCCTCATTGGTGTGCCAAGTAACCCCAAGCTGTGCACTCGTTTCAGCATTATCCCAAATGATGCCTTGGGCATGCATTACACCCGGAATTCTAGAGCAAGGCTCTCCGCACTTTCGGCAATTATGGCGTTCTTCTTTATGGCAAAAGACTTCATGAACACCACACTTCGGACAATTCTGATCATAGATTGGCATTAGTATCCTCGCTGCTTGCGCCTAAGCTCAGCAATATCCTGACCGTATTGATCCATAGTAGGCTCACCCGCTCCAGATTCAGCTGGTTCAGATGCCTGCCGAAGCTGATCCCGAATATTTCCAACAGCACGTTTTTGGAACTTCTGGCGAGCTTCATCTCCCCCCTCAAAATCCCAGAAAGTATCACCACCCCAATCTTTGGCTTTTTGGATTTTCCCTTGGGCACCAGTTATTCTCTTCTGGAGCCCTTCGGGAGCAGCTTCCATAGCTCGCTCACCAACTGCCTGACGCAAGCCCTGATTTTTAATGGCCGCTTGGGCAGCCTGGAGTCGATTAGTAACTTTTGGTGCCTTCTTAACTGCCTTAGCTATAAGAGCTGCCTTATTAGCTGTCCTTGCTCCTTTTACTGCTACTGCTCCAGCCTTAGCTGCAGCTCCAGCGGTTTTAAGTGCAGTAGCAGCCGAACCTGCTTTCAAAGCTGCCAATGCAGCAGTTACGCCAGCACCGATAGCTAGTGCCATTATGCAAATCCTTTAGGTTCTGGTGTCGGATTACCGGCTCCACCAGCCATGGCACCCATACCACCAACAGGGATTTCAGAAACACCCTCGGGCATTCCACCTGTCGAAATTGTATCCTGACCCATATCTTGCTCAGCCATTTGACCAGCTTGGGCTTCCATCTGAGACATATCAATCTGCTGTTGTTGAGCAGCTTGCATCTCCTCCTCAGAAACCATGACATCATTCTGGATATCCAAGACTTCTAGGAGATGTGTTGTCAGCTTTCTCTGATCAATATGCGGATTCTGAATCAGAATTTCCATAAACTGTGTCAGCTTCTTGACCTGAGCAGTCTTACTATTCTCAGTGGGGCTATACGGAATAACCTCAAAGTCAATTTCAAGAGGATCCTCAATCGGTTCCCCATTTGCTTTCATGTCTTCAGCCATCTGAGGGCTACGGGCAATCAGATGCTTTCGAGCGACCTTAGCCGCCTTCTGAGTTCCTGATACGCGAACTGGAATCTCTTCTGCTGAATCTAGGTACTCTTCATATAGACCAATAATCCCCTCAGCCAATGAGACGATTACATCATTAATACGCTTAGTACGTCGGCCCAGTCGGGTACGCATAGCAGCATCAACCAAGGCAAGCTCAGTCGCTACCTCAGTAGTACCTGAAACTCCACGCGCATATTCAGGAATACCCAAGACAAATTGGATTGAAGCCTCAATCCGATCTCGAATCTGACTAAAATCAGGTGTCAATGATGACGTGGGCGTGTTGCCCAGGATCTCGCCGAGAGGGGCAGCATTCTTTCCATGAAGACGAACAACATCTCCAGGGCTTGTAGCCTCAGCAACCTGATCCATGAAATCTTCAGGATTATCGCAGAGAGCCTCGTTAACAACCGTAACTGGAATACTTGACTGAGCATGCCGAAGCTCAAGTGTATCTAGCTCATTCAGACGACGCTGCTGGCGTTCAACCAACTGACTGTCAGCCATTCCGCCAATGTCAGCAAGATTGTCATTGAAAGAGAGAATGGAAAAAGGATTGCGTACAAAAACGTAAGGAAGATCGCCCATAAATAGCGGGTCTTCGATCCCTTCCAGCATGTGGTAGTAACGATCATTGGTAAAATCGTAGACCTCGTAGACCGTAACCCACTCAAAGACTTCTCGGATCTTCTCGCTCAACTCGGTAGAAGTTTCTTCTTTATCCTTCAACCATCCGGGAAAGCTCCCAAACTGGGCTTGCTTAGCGATACCAGCATCATATTGCTTCTTTCGGCCCTTGCCCTTGAGTTTGGTCTTTGTGCGAGCGTAGAATTCAGACTTTGTGAGCGTCGTAACTTCAATCACGTAACGAATGTCTTCCCAACGGGATGCACTCATATCGAAGAAGACATAGCGCGGATCGAGCACAATAAAGTCAGGGCGCTTTCGATTGAAGTTCCAGACAGTCTTTACAATAGACCGGCCATAGACAGATGCGTGAGTAGCCATCTGCCAGAGCGTATTATGGGCAGATACCCGATAGAGAACATCATTTACCAATGACTCTCTATACTTAGCCGCCATACGAGATTCATCGTCATTACGGCGAGATACGCATGTCACCCGTGGATTAGGTGGAGTAACACTAGCTACCATCGTATCGCAGAACGAATAGAGGTAGTTGTTCTCTACGAGAAGCTGATCCTCATTAGAAAAGCTAGCATCCCCCCAAAACTCAGATCGATACCAAGCACGCCACTTATCCCAAGTAGGATGCTCTTTCTGAGCCCGAGTTACATGGGCTTCAATAATCGAAGTTAGAGTTTTAGCGTCGAGCATTACTTCTTTTTCTTCTTGTGATTCTTGTAAGTAATAGTGATCTTATTTGTCAGATCGGCTTTTTGCTTCTCATCTTCTGGCGAGGACTCACGCGCACTACCCCTAGCCAAACGCTTCTCTGCGCGAGCTTGCTTACGAGTTCCACCAGCAGCCAGCGTCTCATCACGAGCTTGACGGCCCGCTTTTCGCGCATCCTGCCTCCCCTGGCGAATCGCTTTGCGAGCAGCTTTCTTATTATCATCATCTCTACTATAAAGAGCCATGAGATCTCCTACGGCGTAGTTGCGAGGTCAGCAGCAGCAATCATCAAAGTAACAGTCACATTGCTCGATGGGGCCGAACCCCGCTGCGTACCACCCGCAGTTGACGTACCAAAGGTAATCCCATTCTCAAACTTGATTCCTTGAGGGAATACATACGTTTGGGATGTACTAGCTGGGGCCAAGAGACATACGTGAGGACCAGCACCCCAACTAGGAGCATCATAAGTTGGAGCATCAGTTCGGTCCCAGAACACAGTCGTATGGGGAACAGAATTCGCAGAGTTATCGATAGTCACCTGCAAGATATTCCCGCCACCGGAAGCCACATTGGCTTCAACAGTTATATCACTGTCGGTATCCGTAATTACGGTTGATGCAGCGTTCGTCTGAAAAGTGAACTTAGTAGTTGCCATGAGTCATTATCCCCTTAAGAAGTCACCAGTCGAGCAATCACTGCACTACCAGGATTGTTAGTACCAGCTGTCCCAACTGTATCTACACATGCGATGCAAAGACCGGTCGCAAAGGTCAATCCAGTCGGAAAGACTACATCAAGAACCTGAGTACCGAACAAGCGGAAGATAAGCTCTGGATTATCTGTCCCCAATGCACCACTCGTATTGTTGTAGCACTTCACGTAGACCGAACCTGCATTAGCGGCATTATTCAGATGCATGGAATAGATCGTAACAGACCCATTGCCAATATCTTCGATTAGAGTGCCCTCCAAATCAGTCTCGATAAAGACATTGTACGCCATGGAGTTGGTAGTCAGAGTAGATGAAGAAGCCATAAGTTAAATCCAGTATTTACTACGCTTCCGCCGTTTCCGGTGAAGAGCTGTTTTTTCATCGTAGGTGAGTGGGCGAAACACGATTACATTCTCCCCGTTCTCATCAATAACGGGGCGGTGGCGGCGTGGCGCGTATCTCGCACCAACAATCGCCATAATCAGAGCACTGACCTTATCCCAGTGGTGACGATCTCTACGGCGGCGAGAAGGCTGACCACGGGCAATCTCTGGCCCAGCCCCTTCTTCAATCCGCTTGTCATGACGATATGTCGTCAATTGCTCCACCGTATCTTTATCGTTGAAGTCTAGCTCATCTAGAAGAGCATCTACCAGATAACCCAAGCACAAGTCTATACTTTTTGAGGTAGAAGTAAATCCTGGACGACGAACCTTCTCAAAGAAAAGATTTGGATAGTCCCACTCTCGTAGCAAAGCGAGGACAGATTGGCCAACACCATTTGACTCTACAACAACTAGAGCCCGATTGTATTTCAATCCCACATCAGCAAGCTTTCGAGAGAATGCGAGCGGATCGATATGGTCTGCGAAGCAAGCAACTTGAGTCCACTCACCATCCCAGCATTTGAGTACCTGGAATGCAGCGTGATCACGGGCTGAGTGTCCAGAAGGATCAACGCCAATTACGTAGATTGCATCAGCTTCTGGCTGCTCATATTCCATATATGGAGCAGTCCAGGTAGGCATAGACTTCTTAAGATGCTTCTCTAGAGCATGGCTAGGAATCGCAGCGTTTGATGCTTGTAGCCAACAGCTCAAGTCATCATAGGGATAGAAGACCCCGAATAGATCAGGACGACGCCTAAGCTCTGAATCTGTCTCCATCATAAATCGGCGGAAAGCTAAGTTCTCCAAGGATAAGCCTTCTCCCCCATACCGATTCAAAAGTCCAATTTCTTCATTGTCTAAGACCCAATCAAACTCCCAGCGGCGTCGATTGAGTTTGCCATCCCAGAATGGATAGAATTTGTAGAAATGGCGACCCTCTCCCTTCTTGGCAGATGCACAATGATCATGCCAGTCTGTCCTTGCTTCCCAAGGCGTGCATTCAAAGATTGCTATGGCATGATCGCGATTTGCAAGACTTGGATTGATTAGAAACATAGATCCCGAGAAATCTGCCCAGAATGCACACTCTGAAGCATGGAAGCTGTCAGGAGACTGTCCAATACCTACAGCCCCTGCCTCTGCTGACAGAATACGCATCTTCCCGCCCTCTAAGGGCCGAAACGTCAACTGCCGACTTTCTCGACTAACCATCGTCCGAGTTCGGACCTCAGTCGGCCAATTCCCATGGAGATGGTGAACACGCTTATGCAAATACTCAGCACGGTCACTGGTATCCGCAATACACACATGATCCCATCCAGGATTAAATGCAGCCTTCGGATAGCATGCATACTCTGAAGTCAGCGACTTTCCCATCTGGCGAGCCGTCAGAAGAGTCAGGAATCGTGTCTGCCCATCTGCTGTTCTTGGTGGGTTCGTTGCATAAGCAAGGATATCTGCCTGCATTTTATTCGTAATTCGACATGGGTCATACGGAACAAACTGACCAGTCTTCTGGTCATGCACTTTTCCCAGCTTTGGGAGACACTGCTCTGGTGACCGTAAAAAATCCAGAACTTGCTGGGCAGTATTCATTCGGGCGGCATCACAGGAGGAGGGGCCATTTCAGGAGCCATTCCAGGTGGTGGTCCTGCAGGTGCTGGAGCCATTTCAGGGGGAGGAGCCTCAATTGCACCTTCTTCCTGCGCCCCCTCTGGGCTCATAGCAGCCTTCTGAGCCTGCTTAATTGCCTTCTGGATATCCTTCAATTCTTCCATAAGCTGCTGGATCCGAATTGGATCTTGCTCAGTACTAAGCTCTCGATACAATCCTACCTCAGCCATCTGAAGATCCTTCAGAACTTGACCCATCTGAACTGCTTCTGCTGCAGCTGCATGTCGTTGCTGTGTGTAATCTCCAGCCATTCTTACCTCTCTAACAATTCAATCGGTTTCTTCCTAAGCTGATCCATTCTAACAGCTTCTTCTGCTGCTGAAAGTCGATCTTCTTGCTTCTGCTGTCCAGGAGCAAGCATTTCATACGCCTCAGGATCCCTAGGGCGAGAAGGAACATTGGTCCATGGAGGGGTATCGCCATATCCAGGCTGTTGAGCTAGCCAGTCTGCTCCCTCTACATCCCGCTCTTGACGCTCTCTCCACTCAGGACCAGTCCATCCTTTGGGAACTCCAGTCATACTCCCGTGGGATGAATAGGGATCGTCTCCTCCAAGCTGAGAGGGCCAAAGAATATCAATAGCAGTACCGGCACCACCCAGCTTTGCGCTTAGTACTCCAAGCTTCTTAAAAACACCCTTGAGGGTAGCTGCGCGTAGGCCCGGTTTCTTCATCTCTGTAATTGCTTTACGGAATTCCTCTTGATATTTTGCTTGCGCTTCTTGCGCTTCTTTACCAAGTTTATTTATCCGGTCCTGCTTCCGATCATTCTCAACTTGAAGCCTCCTCTCCTCTACTGGGAACCGGCGAACGTCTCCAGGTTGACCAAATCCCCAATGAGCCCTAACCTGCTGAGATTCGGGAGATAGATGCTTGTACTCATACTCTCCATGTTTTTGCATCTTCTCTAACCATGCATCCATGTCTGCTTGAGAGATACCATCTGGACCCTCAGTAAGAAATTCTTCTGGGTTTTCAGTCCATACCCTCTTGAGTACCTCCATCGACTGCTGGATAAAATCCATAGCCTCATCTGCCCCACTACCCAAATTCATGCCCAGAGTACGCCGCATTTGAATCATTCCATCTATCTGAGCGAGATCATTCTTACCGATCCGCTTTAGCTTCCCCTCTTCAAGAAGCTGCTTATTCCACTCTGTTCTTGTTTTTCTTACTTCAGGATCATCCCCTCGGGCTCCTGGAGATCCCTTG